AGGTTGCCAGAGATCGTTCCTGCGCGACCTTATCGACCGATCTAACGGTCCATTCGACATGTAGAGTTCTTTGTTTAGATAACAAATCTTCTAAGTTTTTATTTTCAGAAGCATCCCAAATAACAGAGTTCTTATCCTTAAAACTCTGATCTTTGTCCTGAAAGTATTCTGCTTTGAGATCTTCATACGATTGTTTTCTTAGCTCTAATAGATTTGATCCGTCCTCTTTTAGGTCTTTACTGTTTAAGGCCGCATCGTCCGAAAACTTAACAGCTCGGTCTGCTGCTACCTCGGATAATTGTCTGTTATTGCTTTCTGTTATTTTTTCTCTGCGTTCAAAATATTCTGCAGCGCCGGCGGCAAACTGTCCAAGGCCTTTACCAAAAGCCCCAAGGGCTTCGGCCTGTGCCAAGCCTGGCGTTATTCCAGGAGAGGCCAGATTGGGATTGGCCTGCGACACAGTTTCATTAATTACGGTTTGTATTCTAGCCATTATTAATCACCACCAGGAAGAGAGCCAGCAATTTTTCCAACCGCCCCGAGAACTGTTCCAGCTGTCTGCATACCTTCGCCAGCTTTACTTGCCTTAGCTTCCTGACGAAGAAGGGCAGCACCCTCTCTGATAAATCTAGCGTTCATCTCACCCTGACGCTGTATTTCTACGCGCTCTTGCTCGAGTTCAAACTGATTGCTGCCAATAACAAGAAGTGCTGAATCAGAAACGTTTACCCCAGCTTTAGCAAACATGGATACTTGATCACCAAGGGCCACGCTCGCACGTTTTTTAGATATATCTATTTGCTTGTAGGTTTTACGAAGCTCTTCCTTAGCCTGAAGCTCGCGCAGAGCGGCCTCAGCCTGCATCTGCTTTCTCTTAGCACGAGCCTTCTGCTTATCAGCTTCGCCGCCAAGCAGTGAACCAATGCCCTGAACTACCGCTGCCACTACTAATGGCCATGCCATCTAACAAACCCTCGCAAACAAATAATAATCACTCTTGTCCGGGCCCCACTTCTTCATGGTCCCTTCCAAGTCAAACCCCAAAAGCCGCATCCACTTAACACCTGGACAAAAGTCAGCCTTCACTTCCATCGAAACCCTATACAGAGACAACTCTTCAAAATGAACGTCAAACAACCGTTTGATCTCTTTCGTAAAAGCTATGGGCTTTTTAACGATGTCGTCAGATAAAATGCCCCAAGCCATCATAAACCCCGGCCAAACCATGTTGGCCCCAACTACCGCTATAGGCCTATCATCGTCGCATATCGTATACATCACAACATTCTCGCTCGACGAAAGTTTGGTGTACTGCTCATCGAGTCCGTGAAAAGCCTTGTACACTTCGCGCTTGTTAAGACTGGCCAGATGTTCCACATGGAACTCGCGCGTGTTAATCATACGTCACCCCACGAAACGTCATGCAAACCACATGGAGCGGAAATGGGAGGTCCTGCTTAACTATGACCTCGTTTCTTCGGTCATAATCCTGAGTCATGTCCAAAATCTTGTCGCCAGTGAATAAGTCAATTGGCTCATTCAGCGGAGTGTCTGTTTTTCTGAAAATTATAGTTTCTAGATCGCTAGAATTATATCCAAACTTGGCGCCAATCGTATTGAAAAACCTGATCCCAATCTTATCAATCCTTGATATCGCGTGCTGTGAGACTCCAAGCCCAGAACCCGCTTCAAGAGGAAGAGTCTTTAAGGCTGATTCGAAAGCAAGGCCAACAATGAATTCTTCGTAATCATCTGGGACAACTACTTGGTTGCCGGTCACAGTGAAGGTCCCTAAGTAAAACCCGTCACCAACAACCTGAACCTCTTCGCCCTCAAGGTGCGATAGTCCGGTGATCGTATCTGTCGCAGCGCCTGTCTGATATTTTGCCGCATCCACGTAGACTGGTTTATCTGTAATGGATGTCGAATCGTTTAAGATCGAGTCTCTCGCGTACTCTTTATTGATTCGCTCAATATAAGTGACCTCTGAGCCATTTATGTCTCTCGTGATCGCAAGCCAGAGATCATCAGTCGTGCCGTCAGCAGCTGGGAGAACGGCAATTGATTCGACCCTTGGAGCAAGATCATTAAGAGCTCCACCAAACACATGATAGTGCCAGGCAGTTACCCCAGTGAATCTGTCGCGGCTAAGGCCAAACAAACCACCGTTGCTATCAATAGCCCACAGAATAATTGTGCCTGCGTCTTGCTTAGTTATGAACTTGAAGAACGGAGAATTATCCTCAGCAGTTAATGTAAGAAATTTATTGGATAAATGATCTGCAAACCGAGTGATGTCGTCGGCGGTAAAGCTATCCTGATCCCTGTTGAATACAAACTCACGTATGGTGAGAGCGTTTCGAGAAATAAAGTTAACAACGTTCTCTGAACGAACCGCCTGCCTATGGGCACTTCCATAGTTCGTTTCCGAACTCACAGATATATCTACGGCACTCAAAGCACCAGAAGATCCGGAAGCGATAAACTCCTGCCCAGCAGTACCATGCACCAGTGATCTGCCAGGAGATAACCACTGAGTCTGGTTTACCTCGGTCGCAGCGACCGTGTAGCTGAACGGGGAGAGCGCTGTAGGTGTTGCAAACGGAGCGACGCCTCTCGCATCAAGCTCAAACAAGTCGCCAATCTTTGAAGCATACACAGTGTCCGGTTTGTATGAAGTCCCACCGTAATACACTCGCTGCTCAAATAAAGCGACGGATCTTGGATACCCTCTACGAGGAGAAAAGGCCGATTCTTCCCAATCATTCGTAGGACCAAATGGACCAGAGGCCACATACCCGTTACCAGAAAAACCAGTCACCACTGTTGTGGAAGTAAATGCTGTGACAAAGAAATAATTTGTAAGGCCACCAGTCGAAAGTTTAAAAACAGATCCGACATTCGCCGAAGTAAAAAATGCTGTGCTTGAAGTAAGCGTTGTTCCAGATGCCCCAGTGATGTTCATGGTGTGAGATGTATTTTCATTGACCGTCAAATATGGAAACGCAATCCCAGGCCCTGCCTGATCATTGACCCCATGAATTGCTACAGGAGACGGCGGGTCCCACCAAGCATATCGGATAAATGTATTTGTGCCGGTTCTGGCGAACAAGAGCGGCGCATGGCTCGGATGCACTATGAAAATCAAATCACCCGTCTGAGCATACTGGATCTCATCAAGTTGAGTATTTGAAGCAAAACCAGTGAATAAGTTAAATGAAGAAAGGAGCGCTACATCGTGCGAGTAAGTGCCAACAGCAAGCGTATCGACGTTGATAAACCCAATCTTGTTGGTTTCTAGAATAATCGCGTAGGCCTCATCTCGAGAGAAAATAAACGGAATGATCTTTGCGTAGCCTGGCCAGCTAGATGAGCCAAGAGAAGCCGCAGTCGTAAGATTGTACTTACTAATGGCGCTGGTGATGAACTCAGTTCCAGAACGCCTGGCGGCGCCGCCCTTAGATTTAACAACCATATTCTTGAGATCAGAGACGGAGCGAGAAAAAAGATCTATGTCCGTGCGACCAAAAGCCGCAGGACTAATCTCTCCGCCAATAAACGAATTCTGGATATGCCGATATCTCGCCATTTAGTTCCTCGACAAATGCCAATCAACTGCTTGTACCTGGTTAACAGACCCCTCTTGAGCATCAAAGCTACGAACCTCACGAATTTTTTGCTTATAAGATTCGTCGAGCTGCGAAAGTAAAGTCGAAGATTGAGTGAGCGCATAACACAAATCACGCGCCAACAACATAGCCAAAAGCTCTGCGAAATCATTCGAGAAGAAAGATTCAGACACACTTTTAACATACTTAATAATCACAGTTGATGAGTTACACACCAGCATTCTCTGGCTTGTAAGATGATCAACCTCAACCGCCCAAACGTTCTCTCCAACGCCTATAGGGAAGTTCAAATCATTGTCTAAAACGCGTAGACAATCCGATGGCAAAGGAAACGCGTGCTCGAATTCATATGGAGGGGTGTAGGTGGCAGATTCTGCCAACTCTTTTCGAGCTATCGCGAAATTCCACGGATGTGACCGAAGAAGGTCGTCACGAAGCTTCGGGTACTGCTCCTTGCAAAGCCTAGCCCTTTTATTATCTTCATTTAAATCGATAATGCGATCGGCCCCCAGTTTAGCGAGGGCCGAATTGCATATACTCGTATCGCTTATCGCCACGAGTAAACTCCTTGATTAATCTAGAGCGTACATGACCAACACTGAAATCTTCGCTGTAGTGTTAGCCGTGTTAAAATTCGCACCAGCCACAGTAGCAGTCAAATAGACTTCGTCCGCGAATTCTTTGTAGATAATCGCAGAAGAAGCCGGGTTGATGTACTGGTTAGCTGAAAGCGCTGAGCCCGCAAGAGCCGCTACAATTGAATCAGCATCAGCTGCTTCAGCAGAAGAACCACTTAGGCCGGCCGAATGACCGACGTCAAAAGTGACGCCCGCACCGAAAGAAGCTGTCTCTATATTAACACGTGCCCAATAAACCTTTGCTCCACTAGGAAGCTTGGCGAGCTGAATGACGTCACCGATCAGGCCCGCAGTGGTGCCCATGGTGAAGTCGTCATACATTGCTCGCATCCGGCCGCCGAGTTCTTTAACCTTAACCAACACCTGGGGAGTGGCTTGAAGGCTGGTATTATTTCTACCCTTATAAGTTGCCATATCTAATCTCCTTTAAACGTTAAACATTAAGCTTCATTGGCTAGTACGATTACAACTTTTTCTTCTTCAAGACGAGTAGCACCAACACCCATTGCGCAGAAAACCTGCATGGACATTGATTTGTCTCGACGAGGACCGATATCAGTCATGATATCCATTCCCGTTGAAAGAAGAAGACCGTCTTCAGCCCAGAAAATACACTTACGATAACCGTTAGCGTTTCCTGCACCAGCACCTACAGCGCCAGTAGAAACATCAAACGACAATGCTCCGCTCTGTGTATTCAAGCGCTGAGTGCGCAAGAACTTAAAGCCAACGAAAGAGTCGACCTCTCCCATCGCCAAGGCTTTAACGGTATTAAAGTCGCTAGAAGTAACTTCAGTTTGACCCAATAGAGAATCAATCTGGCTAGCAGCAACAGCCGCGTATAACTTGATTGACTCATCTACATCGGCTTCACCGAATTTCTTCTTAGCTCGGCGAAGAGCCTGGACGTTCAGGTTTGCACCCACGCCAGCAGAAACAGAGGCTAACTTCTGGCTGTTCGGGTGAGCAACAGAAGTAGTTCCGTTTTCACCTGAATAAGCAAGACCGTCAGCTGCATCGATAATTTCGTCATCCTTAGCTCTACCAAACGCCCATACAAACGCCTTGGTGTATTCGCTAGTAGGATCGATCAAGATACGAATTTCATCTGCCTTGTCTACCAAGTCAGCGTGTTCGTAGTCCTTGAGAGATACCCAACGACGACTGTGTGGGGTGTCTGCGAGCGGAGTATCTGAGTGACGAGAAACTTTTACCTGAGCAGTTACTTGGCCGATTCGTTCGAATGCCTGAGAAACACCTTTTTGTGTTTCACGACGAACTGCTGGTTCTAAACGAGAACCCATTTGTTGAGACAGGTGAATAACGTTCGAGTTGAACTGCTTCACATGTGCTTCAGTAATTTGAAAAGACATAAACCCTCCAAAGATTGATTTTATTTTTTACGAATTTACGAATTGCCCGAAACCGGATTCGTGCTTAAAAGATACGTCTGGACTTGCATCGCAAGCTTTAACCGCTGGACCGATAACCGGCTCCCCAGCAAGCATGCGCTAAGCAGACAAAGGATCCTTGAAAGATTGCCCCTCTAGAATCATTCTGTATTAAAATGCCAGCGTCTGTCAAACCTCTCGAGCTTGGTTTCCGTGCATAAGTTGATTAATATGCTGGACCTGCTTGACCGCATTCTCATGGTTCGGGTGGCGGCGATTAAAATACGGGTGCTCAAGATTGCCCATGATTTCCTGGAGCTGATCCTGAAGACTAGACTTAGATACTGCTTGCGGTGCGCTATCGCCGAT